TCATGATCCCAGGTACTAACGTAAAGTTGATCGGAGTAGGTGGACTAAGCGGAACAAACAGAATGTTTGCTGCTCGTTTGTCAAACTTCTTTGTAGGTACTGACCTTGCAAACGAAGAAGAGGAGTACAGATTCTGGTATTCTCAAGACAACGACGAGGTAAGATTCCGTGCAACCATGAAGTATGGTGTACAGATTGCTTTCCCTGATCAATTAGTTCAATTCACTTTAGCTTAAAGGAGGTAACCAATGGCTTGTAATCTAACACAAGGATTTACACTTGACTGCAAGGATGCCGTTGGTGGAATCAAGAGCATTCATTTAATCGACTGGGCTTCTACCGGGTTCACTGTTAGCGGTGGCGAGGTAACGGCTACAACAGTTGTTTCAGGGGATGTTTACACCTATGAGCTTCCGAAGGGCGTGGGTAGCATGACTACCACTACAAACGTATCACAAGAGAACGGAACAGTATTCAACCAATCTGACATCGTTGCTCGTTTGCGTAAGTTGTCAACAACTAAGCGTAATGAGTTAAAGCTCCTTGCTCAGAATCGTGTATTCTGCATAGTAAAGGACAACAATGATAACTATTGGTTAGCTGGTAACGAGTACGGATGCGACATCACTGCAATGACTTCTGAGTCAGGAACTGCAATGGGTGACGTTCAAGGCTACAATTTCACTTTAAGTGCGATTGAGGCAGAATCTCCATACTTGGTACAGGCTGCTGTAGCAACGACGTTGGGAATCTAATTTCTTGTTTTCATAGTTTCTAACAGGGGGAGGGCTTCGGCTCTCCTCTTTTTTTTCGCCATTTTGACAAAAACCTTAATTATATATAGATGCTTACAATTACACAGGAGGAAACTAAGTTCTGGTATTTGACTCTTACAGAGAAAACTACCATTTCTGATCCTACATATTTATTCAGCATTACACACAGGTTGACAAACAACACAACCAATTTCATTTTGACAGACGTAAGTGCATACACAGAGAGATATAACAAGTTTTCTGTAACTGAGGGTTCAACCTTTTCAGTAGATAGCGGAGAGTTCTCCTATCGAGTATATGCACAGACATCACCTACCAACACTGACCCTGACAATGCAGATGAGTTAGTGGAACAAGGAATGTTAAAAGTGAATCCTATTGCAACAGTAAAAACACAATATACACCCACATTAAACGAAAAGATTTATGAGTAGTACATCAACATCCTTTTCAGCAGGTTACACAGGCTGCAAAGTTATTTCAAACACAAGTGCCAATACAGGCGTTTTCAGAGGCTTTATTGTCAACGATGATGCAGTTGTATCGGCTATCCTTGACGAGAATGGCACAAGCCTTCTTTCGACTTTAGGATTAAGCGGAGTAACTTTGAGAAGCGGCATCTACATCTCTGTTGAAAGCGGGAACTACATTTCAAGCATTACACTTACAAGCGGTTCAATCGTAGCGTATAACCGATGATAGGCGTTTTTGTCAAATCAACCCGATACAAGGGCTTCCCGTTCAAAGTTCTTAACGACCTTATTAGTCGTGTAGAAGCGGATGGGGGTACAGTTGAGGCGTTGAGTTGCACGATGTCAAACTTTAGAATGCCTTATTTCGACTATTGGCAGACCTACCAAACAAGGGTAACGGGTGATAGTGGAGTAGTTGAAGGGGCGGATTGTTTCAACCAAGTAATACGAGATTTGAAAGGATGAGTTTAATCGATTTAGCGTCGTTAGTTTTAGCACCTACGGCTACAAAAGAGGGTAAGGTGTATTCGGCTATTCCCGACACGGGAGATGGCGATATGACGTTCACAAGAGGGAGTTCGGCAACAAGGATTAACTCGGCTGGGTTGATAGAAAAGGAGAGGGCAAATTTCTTGTTGCAATCGAATAGTTTTGATACTACTTGGACAAATAGTGGCAGCACTGAAACGGGAGGGCAATCGGGGTATGATGGTTCAAGTGATGCGTGGCTTTTGCAAAGTACCACAAATGGAAATGCGTATTTAAGACAAACATATACTAATAGTGGTGTTCAAACATTTAGTTTTTATGCGAAGGCTGGTAATGTGAATTTTGTTCAAGTCTATGTAACTGGAGCAGATTCAAGCCACTATTTTAATTTAAGTGCTGGAACGGCAGAAACACCAACGGGCGGAGGTAAGATTATCTCTAACATAACGAGTTTAGGGAGTGGATGGTATAGATGCGAGTGTATTTATCAGGGAAGTTCAACGGGTGCAAATATTTATATTAGAGATGCGGTAAACGGTACGGCATCAATAGGCGATAATATACTAATCCAAGACGCTATGCTGAACGAGGGCTTAGTCGCTCAACCTTACATTGAAACAACAACAACGGCAGTATATGAGGGTATAACAGATGACGTTCCTCGTGTTGATTATAGCGGTGGAGGATGCCCAAGTCTTTTGCTTGAAGGACAGAGGACTAACCTTGTAACGCAGTCGGAATACTTTGGTGCGTGGACAGAAAGTGGATTAACAATAACTGACAACAATGCAACTTCTCCAGAGGGTGTTTTAAATGCTGCTAAATTAACATTACCAAGTGGTTCTGCGACAAAAAGAATTGCATTAGGTTCAATGCCAGTTACTGCCGTTGCAAGGTCTTATTCTTTCTTTGTTAAAAGTGATGATATAACTGCGGTTCAATTAGTTCATAGTGGAGATTTACAAGGATATGCAAGATTTGATATTTCAACGGGCGTTGTTGGTTCATCGGGAACTAAAACAACAAGTAATATAGAAAATTACGGCAACGGATGGTATAGATGTGTTGCTAATTTTGATTCAAGTAATGCCTTTGGTTCTACTATATATTTATACATAAGCGATAGTGCTACGGGTGGTTATGGTGGTTCAACATCAGCAGAAGGTGATTTGTTTGTTTATGGTGCTCAATATGAAGAGGGAAGTTATAGCACAAGTTACACACCCACATACGGAACAAGCACGACCAGAGTGCAAGATAGTTGTTCTAAAACGGGAATAAGTGAGTTGATTGGTCAAACGGAGGGTACGATGTTTGTTGAGTTTGATATTGATTCAAATGTAAACACCGAAGGATATATTATTAGAATTGATGAATCTTCTTTTAATGATACTATTTACATAGTTAGGTTGGCAAATGGGAATTTATCAATGACTTTGCGTTCTGGTGGGTCAGGTATTGCTTCCTATACTGCATCAAATATTAGCGGACACAATAAAGCGGCATTTGGATATAAAAGCGGGAATTTTGCTTTTTATCTGAACGGAACGCAATTAGCAACAAGCACATCAACCTACACCAACGGAATTACTTACAATGAAATTCGTTTAGGTGCGTTCAACGCAAGTGGATTGGCAACTATGGCTGGAAAAATAAAACAAGCAATCGTATTCCCTACCCGTTTAACCAACACCGAATTAGCCGAACTAACAAAATTATAACAAAATGAGTTTATTAAATAAAGCATCATTAATACAAATACCAAGCGGATATAAAGATGGCACGTTATATAGTGCCAAGCCAACTAACGGAGATGGAGATTTTACCTTTAGTCGTGGTTCTAACTTAGCGGCTACCCGTGTTAATAGTGAGGGGTTAATTGAGAAGGGAAGGGAGAATTTAGCGTTATATAGCCAAGAACAAACAAATGGTGTTTATTTTAGAAATAACATTGATTCAGTAGTTGCCGTATCAAACCCATTAACTGGAGAAAATGATGCGTTTAAGATTACATCAAACACATCAGATGATCCTTATTTTCTTCAAAATATAACATCAGTAGGAAATGGAGTTTATACGTTAAGTTATTGGCTTTGGACTGATACTGGACAAAGCACAGAGGCAACAATGTTTTTTTACAATCAAGCGGCAACGGAAGTAAACACAAAATCAATTACCCTAACTACAACCCCAACGCGTTATTCGTTTAATGTTAATTTTGCGAACACTGGTTCTACAATGACAGTCCGACTTGATTTTAGACAATCAGGAGGAAGCACTCAATATATATATACTTATGGTTGGCAAGTAGAAAGAGGCTTAGTAGCAACGGACTATATTCCTACAACCACCACAACTGCACAAGCAGGTATTCTTGAGGATATGCCACGCCTTGACTATTCGGGTGGGGCGAGTTGTCCAAGTTTACTTTTAGAGAGTCAGAGGACGAATAGCGTTTTACATAGTGAATTTATAAGTACATACTTCTTTTATACTAATGCAAGTGCATCAAATAATGCTACAACATCACCCGAAGGGGTGGTAAATGCGGCAAGTATTATTCCCGATGGAACGAGCGGAATACATCAAATAGCATCTTCAAATATTAGTGCAAGTGGTTCGTTTACTTTGTCTGCCTTTGTGAAAGCAGGTGAATTAAATAAGATTGCAATTCGTGAAAGCAATGCGACGGGTGCGTATGCTTCTTTTGATTTGTCTACGGGAACAAAGATTGAGGACAATGTAAGCGGTGATGCGTTTATTGAGCCTTTTGAAAATGATTGGTACAGAATAGGTGTAACTTACACATATAGCGGCAACATTCGTTTAGGTATCAATGTACTTTCTAATTCCTATACAACGGGCAACCCGTCAAGCGGTGCTACTTATTGGAGTAGTAACGGAACGGACAAATTGTATGTGTATGGTTTGCAGTGTGAATTAGGTGCATCCTACGCCTCAAGTTACATACCTAGCTATGGGGCAAGTGTAACTCGCTCGGCTGATTCTTGTGTTAAGACGGGTGCAACGGCGTTAATTGGTCAAACAGAAGGCGTGGCTTTTTGTGAAGTAAATATGGAAAACAAAACTTTAAGTTCTTCTTGGGCGTTTTCTATAAATGACGGCACTACATCAAACTATATCGGGCTTCGCCGCTCTGGTAGTAGTGAGTTGTTTGCTCATATCATTGTGAGCGGCACAACAACGGCACTTATTGGAACGGGAATAACAACGGGAACGCATAAAATCGCCATTGCTTATGCCAATAACGATATAGCCGTTTATGTTGATGGTGTAAGCGTAGGAACCGACACCTCAAGCGGAGTACCAGCAACCAGCGTTATTGAAGTGGGTGACCTTGTTTCTAACCGATACTTTGACGATTCGGTTAAGCAATTCTTGCTATTCAAAACCCGACTAACCAACGACGAATTAGCATCCCTAACAACAATCTAAAATGTTCAGAAAATACGAATTTAAAAACGAAACAGAAGCCAACACCTACATCGAAGCATTAGGCGTTGACGAGGAAGGTAACCCAAGCCATCCTCATAGCATCGTGCGATTGGGTAATATAGTCCTAACCGAAGGCACATACGATTCAGAAGGCGAGGTAATAACCGAACCCGTTATTTCAAACAAATACCACGTGGATGTATTGTGGAAAGGTGATGCAGTAAGTTCTTGGGATAACAAAATGGTGTGGTGTCCACCGATGGGCGTTCATACGTTTGGAAGTTCAAGGGCAATCGCTGAATGGACTGAGAAGTGCAAAGAGTTGCATCCCGAGTATTTCCCCGAACCAAGTGACGAGATATGAAAACCTTTTTAGACGAAATAGGAATAAATATAATGCAATCAATAGCGGGGCTTTTTGGCTCGTTGTTGCTATTGGGTAAGGGTTCGGCTAAGAATATCAAGCAAACGTTTTTTGCTATCATCACGGGAGTGGCAAGTGCTAACTACATCACACCCGTTGTATGTTCGGCATTGTCAATATCCGAAACAAACTATCAAAATGGTGTTGCTTTTATTCTTGGCTTTCTTGGTTTAAAAGGAGTTGAGGCGGTGGCAAAAAGATTCTTTAAAGAAAAAATAGATGCAGATAATTAATGAACTTGCGAACCTTTTAATATGCGTAAATGCGACGTTGTTTTACATCTTCGTGTTTGGTAGAGATGTAAAGGCATTGGCTAAACTAAACTTGATCGAACAAGCCATGTTAAGAGTGGGCTTGGCTATCCCAGCGTTAGGGTCGTTGTATAACGTTCTAACGGCTCAGTATCCACCTATTCCCGAAATACTTATAAATATCGGATATGCCTCGTTGTGGACATGGGCGTCGATGTTTCATTATAATACCTTTGTAAAGAATGGAAAATAACTTCATACGGATAAACTTTGCGGAGAGCAAAATCCCAATTTTCAAGGAGAACAAATCCAAGGGCTTCTTGACTTATGGTGCGGATAATGCTTATCCTCAAATGT